TAACTTGGGATACACTTTATTGTATGGTTGATGATGCTGTCTTGGATTACTTGGGCATAAAAGAGAAGAATCCAAGTACAACTATTGAAACTATTGAGTTGACAATGGAGAAGGAAAAGAAAGCAAGAGAGAAGGAGTTTAAGAAGAACTTTGATCTTGTTAAGTTAGAATCATCATCTTGGACACTTGAGGTTCCAGTGAGAAAGAAATAAACTTGCTATATAGTACACAGTTGCTATATTGTAATGGCTGAAGAAGTAAAAGAAGAAGAGATTTTGGAAGAAGAACCTAAAGAAGAAAAGAAAGGTTTCTTTGGTAAAGTAAAATCTGCTATTGTTCCCGATGCCGATGAACAGGCAGCAATCATCTCGACAATGGTCAGAATTACTGTCCTTGCCTGGAGCGGTGGAATATTGACATTAAATTATGTTGCCATACCAGGTGTGCCACAACAGAAAATTGACCCAACTTTCATAGCTTCAGTTTTTACAGGAGTTTTAGCTAGTTTTGGAATTCAGACCGCATCTAAGAAAGGTGACGGAACTATGAAGATGAATGGTAATGGAAACGGTAATGGTGGTGGAAATGGTGGTGGAGGAGGAGTCAGTAAGGCAGACTTAGAAAAATTAATCGAAGCAGCAAAATCTACAGGTCCTACTCAAACTATTAAAGTTGAGCAAGCACCACTTAAGATTACTACTGATAACGATTCAACAGAAACTTTTAAAATGTAACACGGAGATTTTGTTATGGACTTTAAAAACATTAATAAAACCAAGTTGTTTGCCCTCGGATTGGGTGGATTACTTGGTCTTTCTCATCTAGGTATGATTGGTATTATTGCCAATAGAAAACCATTGAGTAAGTTCCCTCAACTCAACATCCCTGTGAGTGAATATACATCTTATGATGTTGAAGCAGGAGTTGATGGTTATAGGATAAGATATAATGCTAATGATCCTAAGACTATGATTACTACTAAGAATGTATCTGGTGGTGGTGGATTATTCAGTAAAGGTCAATCTACTGAGATTTATCAAGAGTATACAATGGATGGTGCTGTGCATCATGATGGACCAGTATCTACAAGAAATGCATGGATAGATCCATCAGCATTGACAGGTGAAGGCGAAAAGAAGCTTAGTGCCAAAACAATCGAGTGCATTAAGGCACGAGGTAGTGGTGAAGGAACAGGAAGGATGGTCGGTGGAAGTGTTGGTGCTTCTGTTGGTTCTGGTCTCACCTCTATTCCTTTCGTTGGTTGGGTTTTGGCTGGTGCTGCTTCAATGATCGGTATGAATGAAGGTGCAGAACTTGGTGGAGATATTGCAGAAAATTTCACTGATGCTTGTATTGAGGAAATCTAAAGCAGACCTTAAATCAATAACTAATTAGGAAAATGACCAATCCATATCCCAAGCCACGATGGGATTTAGAGAATGATGTCCTACGATTAGAGCAAATGATTATTGTTTACGAGCAAGAAATCGAACAACTGAAAATAGAAAAGAAAGAGTTAAAACAGGAAATTAAATTTCTTAAAACTCAACTTAATTATTTGTCTTTGGGCAATCCAATTGAGGAAAAAAAATGAGTGGAGATCCATCACTAAAAGATCCAGTTATTTTTTATAGTGAGGAACTAACTAGAACAAAGATAGTTCTTCTATCCCTTAAGGGAATTGAATTGGCATACACCGAAAGAAAAAAAGAATATGAGGAATCTTAATCTTAAAGAAGCATTTCATAATCTCAAAGAATGGGATAAGAAATGGGCAAAGAAAATCCAAGAGAAGTTTAAATTAACAGATTATCAAATGTTATGTCTTGCATTTGGTAAAGGATTTATTATAGGTGCAATTCTATTATGATATTTGCAGGAATGTATGTTATAATAAGTATTGCTCTTGCAGGTGCAGCATTTGCACTAATCTTTAGAAATCTAAGAGATATTGATAAAATTGAAAAAGGAGAGTATAATATTAGAGAGAAGACGACGTTTGTTACTAAGTCTGTTCATCCAGAGATGGAAGAAGTAGAAGTTGGTGATGAACTTTTGGTAGTTAGGTTTGATGAACCTGAAAAGGAACAAGATCCTAGATTTAAATTAGATTCACCAGCACTTCATAATCTTGATCCTCTACAACAGTCATTAAGAGATAGGATAGAGGAATTGAATGAAGATGATGACGATGATGATGGAGGAATTATTTCAAGAGCTTGACTAGATAGTTTACAACCATTATAATAGTAGGGTAAACTATTAAGAGCAATGACGCTTACTTCTAAATTTAAGAAAGATCTGCAGACACTTCGTTCTGCTGCGAACAAAGAATTATTTCTTGATGTAAAGAATCCAAAGCTATACAAGAAAGTTAGAAAATACTACGAACGTGAAGAAAATATAGAATTTACTGGCGAACCCCTAGAGGATTATGATATACTAATGGATGTAATCAAAGAAGACCTCCAATCGGTTGAAGTCAAAT